ACGCCGGACTCGACCGGGTGCACGGTGACGGTGGTTGCCGGCTCGTACAGCTCGGTCAGGGCCTTGTCCCAGGTGAAGGCCAGGCCGTCGCGCTGTCGGATGATCGTCACGCTCACACGTCACCCCCGGCCAGCGCCGCCGCCGTTGCCCGTCGCTTCTCGCGGTCGCGCTCCTCGAGGACCTCGCGCAGTTCCTCGGGGGTCATGGCCGACGCGTCGATCGTAATGGTGTCGCCCTGGACGTTCACCGTACCGCCACCGCCAGGGGGTGCCGCGATGCGAGCCAGGCCGGCACCGATCAGCTCCGACACGGCTCCGCCAGCGGTACCGGCGGCGAAGCCCCGGGCAGCTCGCGAAGCCCTTGTGTCGGCCAGTGCGCCACGCCCGCGAGCGACGACCTGGATTGCCTCTCCGACGGTCTCGAAGGTCGCCAATTCCTGGAGTCGTTCGAGCTTCACCAACAGATCGGCGATGAACTCGAGGATGATCGCCAGGCCTTCGAAAAAGTCGAGGATCTCGGATGCCTTGTCTTTGGCGAAGCCGACGAAGAATCCCTGCAACAGCGGCACGATCGCCGCCAGCGCCGGCGCGAGGAGCTTCGATAGCGTGGCGCCGATGCGTGCCAATACCGGTTCCAGCGCCTCGCCGACCGAACGCAGGGCAGCCATGACGCGTCGCACCGACTCGCCGGCATCGCGGCTGTCGCCGAACCGCTCAAGGAACGCGCCCAGGACACTCTCGCCGCCGCGCAGGAATACCACCAGGTCGTCGACGGCGAGGAACAGCAGGCCGAATCCAATGACAACGATTGCGACGGCGGCGGCGATCTGGGCCATGACCGCGATGCCGAGCCCAGCCATGATCGAGAAGGCCGCGACCAGCGCCTGCACGATGGTGACGACGCCGGCGAAGCCCTTCAGGCCCACCAGCAGGCCGATCACCGTGAGCACCCCGGTCAGGACCCGCCCCCATCCACCGATGCGATCCTGGACAAACCGATCAACTCGCACCAATACCTGGCCGACCGTGCGGAACGCCGCGGCGATATCTAAGGCTGTCTTCTCCACTCGCTGTTTGATCACGTCGCGGTTGGCTTTGAACCAGGTGACGAAGCCGTCGATCATATCGTTGAAGACCGGGAGCAGCGCTACACCGATCGTGTTGCGGACACCCTCCAGGGTCTTGCGAAGCCGGGTCTGCGAATCGATAAACTCCTCGGCGGCGGCCGCGGCCTCGGCATCGAAGACGAAGCCCAGCTCCTGCGCTTCTTTTCGCAGCTCGGCGATGCCGTCCGCGCCCTCTGACAACAGCGGGATCAGCCTAGCGCCGCCGCGCCCGAAGATCTCGGCGGCCAAAGCCGCGCGCTTGGTGTCGTTCGTGACCTGCGACAGCTCCTCGGCCACCTCCTCGAACAGAACCAGTGGTGCCTTCAGCTCGCCGGCGGCGGTGTTCACCTCGATACCCAGATCGCCAAAGGCGTCGGTCGCGGTCTTGAGACCCCGGTCGGCATCACTGGCGGTCTTGGTCAGCCGGCGCATGCCGGCCTCAAGATCGGTCACGCTTGCGCCGGAGATCTCGGCGGCAAACGATAGCTCCTGGACCTCGGCGGCGGTGAGCCCGATCCGCTTGCCGGTCTTGGCCGCGTTGTCGCCGGCGGTGGCGGTGGCCTGGGCGATCTTGAACAGCGCGGCCGTGGTGCCCACCAGCGCGGCCGTGAACAGGAAGGCACCCCGGGCCGCAGTGGCCATGCCGGCCTTGACCTGGACCAGCTGCCGGTCGAACCGCGTCAACGCCTTGGTGTCGGCCTTCACGCCGACGGCCACCAGCAGCTCGCGGATCGTCTTCGGTCGGGCCACTATCGCTTCCTCGGGCGTTTGCGCTTGGCCTTCCTGGCGGCCTCGCGGTGCAGTATGTCCCTGGCTTCCTCGAGTGCGTCAAGGGCCAGGTGGGCCTCCAGTGTATCCGCGTAGCTGTAGTCCCGACGAATCGTGATCAGCCCGTCCGGCAGGTCGCTGGAGGTGGCCAGCCGCATGGTCCACCAGTTCACGCCGCGATCGGCCGCCCTGTCCAGCGCCGCGACGACCGCGCGCGGCGGCGCGTCTACCGGTCGTCCAGCTCCGGGTCCGTCTCCGTCTCGTCGTCGACGATCGACAAGATAGCGGACCCCGGAAAAAAACGGTTGATCGCGATGCTGTGGTAGGCCGCCAGCAGCAGCTCGTCGTAGTTGCGCGCGTAGGCCTTCTGCCGCTTGATCCGGTTGGACATCGGCTGGTCGTCGCGGTGTGTTTCCGACAGCAGATCGCGCACCAGCTGCGGTGCCTTGCCCTCGGCCAGGACCTGCTTCACCGATTTGCCCAGGCCAGCGAAGTCGACCCCGTCCAACATCTCGAGCGGGTCCAGCTCCTGCAGCGCCTCGAGGCCACCGGCATCCCAGGCGGTGGCGATCTTCTCCCGGATCGTCTCGGCCTTCGACAGCCCCTGCACGATCTCGCCGACGGGCTCGGCACCCAACGCCAGGATCCGGAACACGATCTCCTGCCCGTCGTCGCCGCCGTGGGGCTTCAGCTTGTACTGGTGCTCCTCGCCCTCGGCATCGGTCAGGGTGAAGCAGTGGAACACGCCGTCGCGCGTGTAGTCGGCCATGGTGGTCTCCGTTGGTGGTCATGCCCAGGCGGGCGGGGATCAGAGGTTCAGCGTCGCGGGCGTGATGATCGGGTTCGGCAGCAGCAGCGTGAACTCGCGCTCCCCGGCCTCCCGGTTCTTCGCCATCGTGGGCTGGGTGAGGAACGCGGCCTGGTCGTCGCTGACGGTCTCGCCGCTGATCGGGTCCATCATCGTGAAGGTGAGGCCCGCCACCTTCAGCTCCAGGTCCTGGGCCTGCTGCAGCTCGCGGAGGATGCGATAGCCGCGGCTGGTCTCGCGCACGGTGATGGTGGCGGTGTGGCCCTTGTCGTTGGTGCGGGACAGCGTGTACTCGCCGTCGGCTCCCGGCGTGGCCTCGGCGATGTCGCTGTTCGGCTCGATCTCCACGCCGCCGTCCTCGCCGTAGCCGGTGATCGTCTCGGTGCCGATGATCAACGCCACCAGCTTCAGGTCGTAGGTCTTGAGCAAGGGGGCCTCCTATCAGGCAGCAGCGGCCAGCGGCGAGCGCTGGAAGAACACGGTGACGTCGAACTTGTTGGCGTTGGAGGCGATCTGGCCCTCGAACCGGAACCGCAGCTCCCCGTTGTCGCGGTCGGCCTGGGTGATCGCCAGGGCGGTGGTACGGGTCTGGCCCAGCACCAGGTGGGGACTGACCCCGGCGGTGGCGACAATGGCCAGCCCGTCGATCTCGGCCACGACCATGCCCTGGCCCTCGGTCGTCACCGGGATCTTCTCGCCCCGGACGCTCTTGGCCACGCGCAGCGCCGCGATCCGTTCCTGCAGGCGGGCGCTGAACCAGTCGGCCGTCAGTATCTCGTACAGCGGTCGGCCGCTGATATTGACGCCCAGCATCAGGTAGAACGGCTCCCCGCCCAGGGGCAGGGCGTAGTTGGCGAAGTTGGCCTCCAGGAACGCCTTCTCACCAGAGGTCAGCAGCGAAGCCAGGGCCAGCACGCTCTTGAGCGCGCCCTCGTAGGGTGCCGACTGTTCGTCGGGGCTGAAGGCCAGCCAGCGCGCGGCCGATGCCATGTCCTGCTGGGTGGCGTCGGTGTCGTGGTAGACGACCACCGTGCGCTCCCGGCCGGTCAGGGCCGAGTAGGCGGCGGGGATCCCCGTGGTCTTCCAACCGGCGTCGCTGGATTGGATGATCAGCACCCGGTTCTCGGACTCGATGTCGGCGGAGATCAGCAGCTGCTCGGCCACGCTGCGCTTGTCGATCACCACCCCGTAGAAGTCGTCGTCGGCGGCCTTGATCGCGGTGTAGCCGGTGCTGTAGGTCTCGGCGCCCACGGTGTCGATCCGGCCGACCTTGATCACCGCCGGCGCCGGGTTCTGGGCGAACCCGGTCTTGATCGTGTCGCGGGTGACGCTGCTGATAAAGCCGGCGGCGAAGTCGGTGTCGGCGTCGGTCGAGCTGGTGTAGGTCCGGACCCGATCCCCGTCCAGGGTGTTGGTGGCCTGGTCAACGACCAACATCGTGGTGCCGAAGCCGGCCACCTGCTGGGCGAGCGCGGCCAGCACGATCGTGATCTTGATTTTGTCCAGGTGCGAATTGACGGTGGTCATGGGCGGGTCCTACCTACGGTTCGGGCTCGATGATTACTTCGACCAGGTCGCCGGACGGGCTGGTGAAGGTGGCGGTGGTCTCGACGGTCGCGGCCTCGCTCATCGTCTCCTCGGCGCTCTCAAGCATGTATAGCATGGCGAACTCCCGGACGAACCTGTCCTCGAAGCCTGTGTCGAGCAGGGCCGACAGATCAGTGACACCGCCGTCGGTGTCCACGGTGATCCCGAGCGTCTGGTGCAAGACCTTGATCGAGTCGTGTCGCAGCCGGGTCGCGGCTGTCTCGAGCCAGTCGCGGGTGTCGAGGCCGAAGCCCTGGACCGACAGCTGCGCGGCGCGCAGGCCCCGGACAATGCGCGAGGGATCGGTGCCGACGACGCTCGGCACCTCGTCGTCCTCGCCCTGGGGCGTGTCGTAGAGCAGGAGATCAACGGTCAGGTACGGCTTGGCCGGGCGCTCGCCCGGGGGGTCGGTGGTCTGACGCGCGAAGATGATCTGCTGATCGGTCAGGGGCGGGCCGCCGGGCGGCTGGGTGCCCACCTTCAGCCAGCTGATCGACGCCTGCAGCAGGTCCTCGTGGGTGCTCATCCCTGCTCCTGCACACGGACGGCGGTGACCTTGAAATGGGGCAGCAGCGAATGCCGCGGCGCCACCGTCAGCACCTTGTAGGTGCGGCCGTCGACCAGGACGCGGTCGGAGATCTGGCCGGGAGTCTGCGGGTCGCTCACCTGCCAGTCGGTGTCCTCGGTATAGAGCTTGATCGGGTCCCGCTGGCGCTCGGCCTCCGGGAGCTGCTGCAGCTCGCGGGCCGACAGCTCTTGGACGCTGGCCAGCACCGGCGTGTCGGTCACCGGGGTCCCGGCCACGTAGCGGCCTGCCACATAGGCCCCGGCTGGGAACCGGCGTCGGGTCACGGTGCGCTCGCCCAGCAGGCTCACTTGACCCTCCGGATCTCGAAGTCGATCGACTGCCGCAGCCGGCCCGTGTCGATCAGCGGGTTGTCGGCGCCCTTGCGCGCGATGGTGGACGGCGCGTTCGGCGGCGTGTCCAGGTCGCGCATGGTGGCCTGGACATCGCGGACCGCCCGCAGCCCCAACCGGCCCAGCCCCTGGTCCACGGACTGGCGCCCCTGGATCGCGGCCAGGACGATCTTGCCCACTTCGTCGACGTACTCGCTCTCCTTCTCTAGCATCGTGGACCGGAGGTAGGACCGCTCCGGCACGTGGCCGTCGTCGCTGCCGAATTCGTTGACCGCCGCGATCTCGGCCAGGTTCAGGTCGCCGCCCTCGGGCACCAGCGCGCCCTCCTTCGACCGCACGCCCACCAGGACCTGCTTCGTCCCGATGCCCGAGAAGTTGCGGAGGAACCGGCGGTAGCCCCGGTCTCGGTCAATGACCGCCATCGGTCCGCCCCTCCGCCGCGATGGCCTCGCGCAGCCGCTGCTCGACCAGCGGCCGCACCATCGGCGGCAGGTCGTCAAACGCCGCGTTCAGCTCGTCGATGGCGTCGGCCACGCGCGCCAGCTTGGCGGCCAGTGGGCCGGTGTCGATCTCCATCGCGCAACTCGCGTCGCCTACTTTCAGGTCGACGCCGTAGCCCTCGCGCAGCTCGCGGCGGTCCACTGGCTACTCGTTGGCCGGGGTGACGATCACAACCCCGGGCTTGCCGGCGGCGCGGGTCTTGCGCATCGCCAGGTAGCGGCGGCCGTAGCTGGTCTGCATCAGCTCGGCCTCCTCGGCCGTGCCGGCGCCAGCTCCACCCGACAGCGACGCGGCGCTGGCGTAGGTGCGCGACAGGTCGCCGTCCTTCTGGGCGACCACGACACCGCCGGCGCCGGTGCTGGCACCAGCTCCCGCAACCACTCCGGTGCCGTCGCTGTTGACGCCCGACAGCTTCAGCAGGTGGGCGGCGTAGAAGGCCATGGCGTCGCTGAACAGCACGCCCCAGGCGCCGGCGTTGTGGCTACGGATCGCCAGGTCGACGAACGGCTGGATCACCGCGTCGATGTACGTCAGGAACTCGGGCGCGTACTGCCTGACCAATGCCGGGCTGCTCATCCGCGCCCCCGGCTAGGCCTTGTACTCGACCAGCGTCCCGTCGTCGAGCCAGGCCTGGACGGCCTTGAACCGCTTCAGCTTCTCCCACACCGACTTCTCCAGCACCTGCTCGGGCTTGGGCACCGACAGGTCCAGGTTGCCGGCGTCGCTAAGGCTGCCGATGACCACCTTGACCTCTTTGCCGTCGTGCTTCACGGGCGGCAGGATCAGGGTGTTGCGCTTGGTATGGCGGATTCTGACTTGGGGCATGGGTACCGGTCTCCGTTGGTAGTGGTCGACTGGGGCGGGCCATCAGCCCGGGCATCCGGCCCGCCCCCTGGGGTGGTAGGTGGTGGCTAGGCGACCGCCGTGACGAGCAGCAGCAGGTTGCCGCCGACGTCGCGCATGATCACGCCGCCGTGGCTCATGTACCAGAACGTGATGTTCCGGAAGCCGAAGGACTGCATCGGCAGCGCGGTCATGGACTGCACGATCTCGTTGCTCACCCCGTCCTCGCTGTCGTTCCAGAACAGGATCCCGTCGACGTCGTCGCCGGCGATCCCCTTCAGCTCCCAGGCCTCCTCGATCGCATTGATATGCGCGTTGGTGGCGATGAAGAACTGGCCGATCGTGGTGTCGTTGACCGACCCCAGCCGCTTCTGCATCAGGAAGTTGCGGACCCGCGAGGTGGTGGCCATGCGGTTGGGCATGAACACGCTGTCGGATTCCTCCTCCGGGAAGTCGGCGGCCTCGCGCAGTTCCTTCAGGATGTCGTTGACGGCCGTGGTCTCGATGAACGGGACGGCCGCGACCTTCTTTGCCAGCCACGGGTAGTTGATCACGCCGTAGATGTTGTGCGCGTCGTTGGGCCCGATGCCCCAGGTCATGCGGTTGAGGAACAGCTCCATCACCTTGCGGGCGCTGCGGGTCTTCCGCTCCTCCTCGCTGGTGTTGGCGAAGTTGGACGACAGCAGCTCGAAGTGGTCGGTCTCCATGGAGGTGACGTAGTGGCGCACCACGAACTCCTCCTCCGCCTGGGCGACGCCCACGCGCGGGATGTCCGAGCCGTTCCGGTACACGGCCACCTCGCCGTCGTCGAAGAACCGACGGACGGTGTGGGTGCGGGCGCCAGGCGGCACGCTCGAGCCGGTGCGGAACATCGACAGCCCGTTGGGAACCGGGTGCTTCTCCTCGAGGACCCGGGTGTGGATGTGCTCGAGCTGGCGGGGCAGGTGAACGCCCCCGCCCTCGAACGCGTCCATCCGGATGCCCTTGGCCGTCAGCATGGCCGGGATCGTGATCGCGTCCATGCGTCGGCTGTAGCGGGCGACGGCATCGTGGCGACCGGGGAACTCGCGCTCGGCGGCCTTGATCATGGTCATCAGCGCGCCGGCGTGCTCGAACGGTACGGCACGGTTGCCGACGATCTGGAGGACTTGGCTCATGGGGGCTCCTGGTGGGTCCGGTTGGACCCGGGCTACGGCAGGCTGATCCGCAGCACGGCGATGTTGTCGGAGGAATCCGCGCGAGCGGGACGCACCCAGGACGCCAAGGCGTTCGGGAGCAGCACGCGGGTAGCGGACGCGGTGTTGAAGAACTTGCCGGTGTCGGCGCCGGCGGCGGTCTCGACATAGACGGGGTCGCCTTCGGCCGGGGTCTGGGACGACTCGACCCAGATCTGCCCGTCCTTCAGGGCCTTGACGCCGGCGTTGGGCGGGTACTCGACGGCGGTGCCACCGATGGTGGTCACCTCCTCGTCGGAGGCGAAGACCGAGATCCCGGCGGCCGCGCGCTCGAGGCTGGTCGCCAGGCCCTTGTTGCTGGCCAGGGTGAGCGCCGGCACGGACGCGCCGTCGTTGGACGAACCGAACCCGGTGGTGAAGGTGGCGCCGGGGATCTCGGCGGTCAGGATCAGGTCGCCCGACGACTCGGTGGCGATCACGGTGTTGGCCGGCAACACCCCGTTGATCTGGTCGCGCAGGTCCTGGGCGGTCTGCGTGTCGCTGGTGTTGGCGGTGACGGCCGCCTTGTACTCGGTGCCGTCGATGGTGATCGACAGGAAGTACTCGACCAGGGCCACGAAGACCACGGTGAGGGTGTCCACCTGGGCGGTGAAGCCGCCGGTCTTGGGCAGCTTGCCCTGGCGGTTGACCTCGTCGACGATGAAGCCGTCCGTGATCAGCAGGCGACCGAACGGGATCGCGTCGGCGGTGGCGGCGGTGGTCACGCTGGCCAGCGTCAACTGCGCGTCGTTCTCGGTCAGCGTGAACGACTGGCCGGGCAGGTTGGCGGTGATGGTGACCAGGCTCACGCCGTTGTCCACGGCCGAGACCCGGCCGCGGGTGATCGGGTCGGCGTTGATCGCCGCGCGCAAGCCGGCGGCGATCTCGGCGATGGTGGCGGAGCCGTCGGCGGTGAAGCTGACGTTGCGACCGTCGATCACGATCGTGTACGTCTTGTCGTTGGTCGCGCCGGTGACGGTGACGGTATCGACCTGCTTCGCCTGCGGGTCGACGTTGATCAGCGTGGTCAGCCGCTCCTGGAAGTTGGCGAACACACGGTCGCCGACCTTGGCCTGGCGCGGGACCCGGCGGACTTCATTGGCGCGCTGGGAGATCGTCATGGGGGGCTCCTGTGTCAGGCGTCAACGCGCCGGACGGAAGGGACGGGCTAGACCCGGCCGGGCTTCTGCTCGTCGAAGGCGGTGTCGAGGGAGCGCCGGTAGGCCTCCCCGGTGGTCTTGGGCTTGTCGTCGCCGCCGTCGGTCCGGCCCTCGGGCTGGTCCACGGGTGCGTCGGCGTGGCTGAACTTGTCCCACGCGGTGTCGCTGCGGCTCTTGCCGTTGGCGTGCAGGTCCAGGAACGCGCGGCAGTAGGCGTCGGCCGTGTCGCCGCGGGACTCCAGGTCCACGTCGGGCTTGAGGGCCTTGACGATCTTGGCGCGCAGCTCGGCGTTGTCGAGCTTGCGGACCTCGTCGGTGGCGGTGTCGATCTTGTTGGCCTTGGCCAGGGCCTCGAGCTGGACACGCTCGCCGTGGAACTCCATCAGCGAGTCGTGGTTCTCCTCCTCGTGCCCGTTCTGATCAGCCTTGGCCTGCAGCAACGCGTCGCGCTCGCCGGTGATCGTGGCCAGCTGGCTGTTCATGGTGTCGAACGCCTTCTGGAGCGCGGTCATCATGACCGACTCGGCGGCACCGGCCGCGTCCTCGCGCTTCTCCGGATCGAAGTCCCGGACCGGCTTGGTGATCTCGTCGGCGTCGTCACGCGAGACGCCGGCGGCGGTGAGACCAGACAGCAGAATCGGAAGGAGCAGCTTCAGGAACATGGGGGCCTCACGGACGGCTGGGGGTGGTTCGACGACTTGAACAGCGGCGTCGGCGCGTAGGTGGATGTCATGGCCACCGCGGGCTGCGGTGGTGACGGCCAGGTGGTTGTATCGCCGGCCGCGCTGGATCGCATCATAGCGCCCGAAGACGGGATCGACACCTGGTGTGGGGTCGATCAGTACCGTATACCCGGGCGACAGCTCGGTTTTGTCACGCGTGCGGACGGCGTTGATCACGTCGTCTCGGCGGAGCACCATGGACACCCGCACGAATCCGTTGTCCTTCAGGACCTGGACTTCGTCGCCGACGTTGCCGACCGCGAGCTGATCAACGTTCGAGCTGTCGACGTCGACGCGCGGGTGCTCGAGCGTCACCGGTGCCTGGGCCAGGGTCTCGAGGCTGCGGGGATCGTGCAGCTCGTCGGCCGGGATCAGCTCCCGGAACTCGCGACCGTCGGCGTTCTTGTAGACGAGCACGCCGGGCTTGGCGACGAAGCCCTGGACGAACATGCGGCCGTTATCCATCCGCACCGACGGCCGCAGTAGCGGCACCCGGTCGTAGCGCAGCTCCCGCTTGGTGCTGTCGTCGTGCGTCGTGGTGCCATCGCCGTCGCCGTCGTTGTCGGTGTCGGTGTCGGCGGCGTCGCCCCGGAACTCGGGGATCTGCTTCTGCTCGTCGTCGGGCAGGCCCTTGTTGATCTCGCGGTAGTACCGGATCGCGTGGTTGAAGGCCCCGCGCAGCTGATCGGCGGGGATGTCCGGCCGCTGCCGGGCGCCGTTGATCGCACCGACCGCCGCCGTCAGGCCGTTCCACACCACCCGCAGCTCGCCGTCGATGATCTTGGCGATCGGCAGCTTGCCGTCGGCCCGGATCGGTCGGCCTCGCTCACTGGCGGCCGCGTCGTCCCACCACAGATAGGCGCTGCGCAGCCGCTCGAAGTCCTCGTCGTCGCCCAGGATCTCGGTGGCGTCGCCGGCGTCGAAGCTCCATGCCGTCTCCAGCGGGGCCACCGGGTGATCCTGGAACGGCACGACCGCGTCGTGTCGTTCAGAGTCGGTGCGGCGGACGCGGCGCGGCTTCAACGGTGGCGCTCCAGGTTCGCCGGTAGAATATGCGCCTGATCAGCGGCCGTCAATTCGCGGTCGGGTCGATCAGGCCACCTGGCCGGGCAGCGACTCGGGATCAGGGATCACCGGATCCGCCGTGCATCGGCAGTTGTGGACGACCAATTCCGAAGCTACGTACCAGCCTTCCACCGTCTCGAGGTTGTACACATGGCCACGAAAACGCCCGCCCCTGACAACTTCGGTGACCTGGCGCGCCGCTACGCCGGCGGGGAGTCGTGCAAGGCCCTGGCCGCCGAGGTCGGCACCACGCGATCGATCTTCCGCCGCTGGCTCATCGAGGCCGGCTGCCACACTCGCGGGCGATCCGAGGCCATGTTCGCCATGCAGCGGCGAATGACCAAGAGCGAGCGCGTCGCGCGAGTCGCGGCGGCTCACGCGACGACTCGCGGCCGCAGCCAGACCCTGGCGCATCGGCGCGCCCAGGCCCGCACTCGCTCGCGGCTTGTCGGCCATGGCGAGCGCGAGCTGCTCGATGCGATCATCGCCAAGGGCTGGCCCGTCGACCACCAGGCGCCCGTCGATGTGTACAACGTCGACCTGGTCATCTGGGGACGCGTCGCCGTGGAACTCACCTGCGCGAGTATCGCGCGGCCCAACACCGCCAAGAAGCTCCCAGACCTGATCGAGGCGGACTTGGTGCCGATCGTGATCACCCAGGCCGCCAGGGTCCCCGGGATGCTCGATGACCTGATCGCCTTCCTGGAGCTGTTCGAACGGAAGCCACCCACGCGTGGTCAGTATTGGGTGATTGGGTGTACCTCGAAGGGTCCCCGCCTCCGTCTTCACCACTACGATCTCGCCGTCATACCAGCGGCGGTAGAGCTTTCGCAGTCCGCGAAATGACACGATAATGTCGCCCGGGAAGCACTGGATCGGCTCACCGGGGTGGCCCTCCGGCGAGCCGTCGGCCCAGGTGAACGTCTGGCCGTTGAAGTCCTCGTGGGTTGGGCGCACTCGCTCGTCGCCGCTGTCCCGCCAAATGTAGCTCTCCACCCCAAGCTCGGTCTGCCGCGCCTGGGTGATCTGGCTGTTCAGCGTCCCGAGCTGGTCGCGCACGATCAGGCGGGCGCGGCTTTGGCTCACCTCGAACCGGCGCTCCACGTCCGCCGTCAGCTGCCTGGTGGTGCGGCCGGTCTCCAGGCCCTCGGCCAGCACCCGCTCGACGTCGGCGAAGTACCGCTCGTCGACGCTGCCGATCAGCTCGACGTTGTCGAACACCCAGGCATCGATCATGCCCTCGGTGACCTCCGGCGACTGGGTGACGCTGATCCCGTGCACGCGCCGGATCGACCGCTTCAGCGCTCCAGACGCGCCCCTGTCCATGGCCCGGGCCTGCTGGCGGGTGAACCGTTCACCGGACGGCGCCTGGCGGGTGAAGGCCGAGCTGGTGGTGCGGGTCACCGAGATCAGCCGGCGGGTGATCTCCTCGAGCGTGTCCTGGTCATGGCGGACCACCATCAGCGTGTCCCCGCGCTTGGCGGTCTTGGACGCGGCGTCGATGTCGTCGGCGAACCGTTTCAGCAACGGGCCCAGCCGCTCGTCGAGCAGCTCGCGCGCCTGGGTGGTGCGGCGCAGCAGTCGCGCCGTGTACGCGTCCTCGATCGGCTGCGGGTACTCCTGCACGAACAGCCGGGGTGGTGGCGTGGCGTCGGCACGGTGGGCTCGAGCGAGCAACCGGGCCCGGCGGCGCAGGCTGCCGGGGACCACTACTTCGCCGCGCTGGCGTCGATGCGAGCCGACAGCGGGAACCTGGCGGCCTCGGTGCCACCGACGCGGAAGACCACCTCGGTGGGAACCCAGGGCCGGACGCCCGGCGCCTCCTCGTCGAGGCCGAGCTGCAGGATCGCCGCCGCCTCCTCGCTGGTCAGCTCGCGGTTCAGGAAGCCCAGGGTGGCGCGCGGCTTGAACTCGGGGAACTGGCGTTGGCTGACCTCGGGAGCGAGCGCGCGGATCAGCCGGTCGTTCAGCTCGGAGAAGGGGCCCCAGTTCCGCAGCACGATCGGCGTGCCGTCAGGCCCGGGCGGGAACGCGGTCACGCCGCTGGTGTGGACAGGCCAGGTGCGGACATCGCCGATCACCGGCTCGGCGACCTGGGCCACGGTCTCCACCTGCTCGGGCTCGATCTCGCCCATGAACAGCACGGTCACGTGCGGGAACGTGGAGCGGGTGAAGTCAGGCCCCAGGATGTCGGCCACGCGCGTCTGCATGTCGAGCCAGTCGGCCTCCGCCTGCTCGGGCAACGGCACGAAGAACAGCGCCCGGTCCTCGGCGGCGTCGGCCCGCTCGTCGGGTACCGCCGGCGGCGCCTGGGCGCGGACCCTGGTCTCGGCATCGGCCAGGATCCTGTCGGCCGAGGGCTCGGACAGGTTGAAGAACTCGATCAGCATGCCCCGGGCCATCTGGCGCGTGAGCGTGCCTGTGACCATTTCCAGCACGATGGCCAGCGCCGCCTGCACCTGGGCACCGTTCAGCGCCGTCTCCTGGGCCGGAGTACCAGCCGGCAGCGTCACACCGTCGGGGCCGAGCACGGCCGGCTGCTCCTCCCCCGGGTCCTCGGCGGCGATGATCTCGCGCATGGCCTCCAGGTCGGCTGCCGTCACCTCCACGTCCTCGACGCCCTCGAGCGGCAGCAGGTCCCACTGGTAGCCGCGCTCCCCGTACCGGCTCTTGCTAATGTTGGCGACGGGCACGATCCCGGAGTC